CACCCGGTGGAGTGATTTTAGACCCTTTCATGGGTTCAGGTTCAACTGGTATATCTGCTTGTTTAGAAGGATTTAGATTTGTAGGTATGGAATTACAAGAAGATTATTTTAAGATAGCAGAAGCAAGAATAAACTCATATGAAGAGTATAGAAAATTATTAAAGAAATAATGGAGGAAAGATTAAAAGAATTATTAAATGGACAAGAGACAAAGACGAGTTGTCATGAGATAAATCAAATTATAGTAAACTTAGGTGGACCTAATACTAACTCATGTTTTTGTACTAGAGTACAGAGACATGAGTTTTTTAAGGAAGCATTCAATTGGTATACAGAATATAAAAAGTCTAAAGGATTAGGAGACACAATTGAAAAAATCACACAATTCTTTGGAGTAGAATCATGTGATGCTTGTAAATTGAGGAGAGACTTCTTAAATACAATTTTTAAGTATAAATAATGGATGATATTGCTATAAATAAAAAGTTTGTTTCAATAATACCTATGTTAGAAACAATAGTAAAAGGTATTTCTTATAAGAGAAATAAGAGGATTGAACCAATGGTTGCTATAAATGAGGCTTACATATACATTATAGAGAATAAACATATATTAGTTGATGAAGATTTTCTACAAAGAGTTGTAATAAGATATATAACTAATCAAATATATTGGACTACAAGTACATTGAATAAATTAGAAGGTGTAAATAATCTAACAGACACTAGTTTTTTTGACATTGAGGAAGAGTTTAGTGATATAGATTCTAAAGTAGAGATAGAGAATTGGGTAAATGATAGAAAATGTTTATTAGAACTATATAAAGAACAAGAAACTAATAAAATAAACCTAATAGTATTAAACTTATATTATAATAAAGGTGTAACAAAAGGTATTGACCTAGCAAAAGTATTAAATGTAAACTACCCATATGCTTGTATGTATTTAAGAGAAATGAAGGCATCAGTAAAAAAGTTCACAGAAAGTTATAATAATAATACTAAAAAGTGAAACTAGTTTCATTAAAAAGAAAATACAACAATGGCAAAACTTACAAAGATAGAAGATATAGTAAATGAAATAACTAGATGGAAGATTGTAGATGGGTTATCAACCCCTACAATCATTTCAAGGTTACAGGATAAACCATATAATTATGGTCAGAGAAGAGCATATCAATTGCTAAAAGAGGCAAGAGGTAAAGTTCAAGAGTTATGTAATAAAAACATAGAAGAGAACTTAGAAGAAGCAAAAATACAATTAGAAACATTATTTGAATTGAATATGACTAGAAAGGATTACAAGAATGCTTTATTGGTTAGACAAGAAATAAATAAACTAATGGGACTTTATCCAGTTAAGGTTAAAGAAGAAGAAAAAACAAATACTGAACAACCTTTATTCCCAGATATTAAATAGGTTACAGATGATAAAAAAACTTGAAAAATATGAATAATCAATTTATCAGGACAACTGCTATCAATAAGATTTCTAGAATGACAGCTAGAAAGAAGATTGTACAAGGTGGTAGTTCTGCTTTATATTCCCCTGATAGAAATTGATGGGGAAGAAAAAATGCAGGAAAAACATTCTCAATATTGCCTATACTTATTGATAGAGCAATAAAAACACCACTATTAGATATAACAGTAATAGGTTGTTCTGTACCTCACTTAAAAGGTGGTGCTATGAAAGACTTCTTAAAGATAATGAAAATGACTGGTAGATATATACCAAGGAATTGGAATGATACTAATAGAAAATACACATTCTCAAATGGTTCTATTATAGAGTTTGTGAATGCAGATGGAGATAAAGCAATTGGACCAAGAAGAAATATACTTTATATAAATGAGGCAAATCTGATAAACTATACTATTTATAACCAACTAGCAATTAGAACAAGTGGAGACATCTATATAGATTTTAATCCAGCTAATGAATTCTGGGCACACAAAGAAGTTTTAACAGAGAATGATAGTGAAATGATTATATTAAACTATACTCATAATGAGGCCTTATCAGACACTATTATTAAAGAGTTAGAGAGTAAGAAGGAAAAAGGATTTTATGATGATGGTAGCATTAAGAATGAGTTCTGGGCCAATTGGTGGAGAGTTTATGGAGTAGGAGAACTTGGTAGATTAGAAGGAACAGTATATAACAACTGGGAAATTATAGATGAACTACCAGAAGATTGTGAATTGATAGCAACAGGATTAGACTGGGGTTACACCAATGATGTTACTGCTATAGTAAATGTATATAAATACTATGGTAAAATAATTGTAGATGAGATATGTTATCAAAGAGAACTATTAAATAAACAAATATCTGAAATACTATTAGAGAATAATATTGATGGTGAGATAATTGCTGATAGTTCTGAACCAAAATCTATTGAAGAGTTAAAACAATATGGTCATTATATTAGAGGAGCAGAGAAAGGACCTGGTAGTGTAATACATGGTATAAATATACTACAAGAATATGAGATATTGATTACAAGAAAGTCAAAGAATGCAATTGAAGAGTTTACAAGATATAGTTGGGAGATTGATAAAGATAATAGACCACTTAATAAACCAAAGGATAAAGATAATCACATATGTGATGCACTTAGGTATGTTGCTATCTTAAAGTTAAAGATTCAAGATGATTACTTTATATCATTCTAATAACCTTAATACAAATATATATAATAAATATAATAATTAAAAATAAAATAATAGATGGATTACATAACCCAACCACAATTAGTAACACCTGCATATAACCCAATTGTATATAGAGTATATGATATTGATTATTCTGAACCTGGATATAAATATTGGTATAAAGTTTTTATCACTGATGATTTAGATACACCTACTTTTACTCATGAACATGACTTTACAGTTTCACCAGATATAAGTGGTGTAGGTAAATTAGATTTACAAAGATTGATTGCTTCTAATATAAGACAAATGGATGTAGATACTTGTTTTATTAGTATGGAACAGAAATGGAATAATGTTTACTTCACTACACAAGTTGGTTATGAGAAGAAACAATCATTTGATTTCACATCTATGACAACAACTCTTATAGATAATAAGAAATATGTTAAGATATTTGGTGACTTCATATTCTCAAATGGAGACCAGATATCTATAACACCACTTAATCCAACTAATAACACACTAATAGCAATGACTGGTGGTATTCATAGTGTAATAACAGCAACATCAACTTATATTATTATAGATGTTATTATACCAGTTGGATATACATTAGGTACAACCACAGGAACTATTGATTATGCTGATGGTAGAAAGTTAAAAACATTGATAACTAGTGAAGAATATCCTGGTGGTGAACCAATTTGGCATAGTGCCATCAATGTTGTTCTACCACACTTAGATTTTGTTGGACCAGAAGAGTTTCTTCAATGGGATTATAATAATTATGTTAGTTCTTGGGTTGGTTTAACTTGTAGTAATATAACAACACCTAAACTATTGACATCAATTAAAAATAATCATATACTTACAACTTATGAAAGATGTCTTGTAAACTTTTCTTTATTGAATTATCCTCATGACAAAGTAACTGTTAAAATAGAAACACAAAATGATTCCAATACCTCTGAATATTCTGTAATACCAAATAGAGAAGTTAAATATTATACATTGGATATTAAAAATCCAAATATGGATTTCACAGTAACTATATTAGATAATACCAGTTCAAATATTATATTTCAACCAATAACATTCAAATATGATAATAGATGTAAGATAAGTAACTGGACTCTATTATACCAAGATAAGTTTGGTGCAATTTCTTCATTCCCATTTCAAGGTAGAAGATATGAGAAGGGTGAAGTAGCAAGAGTTGAGATGGACCAATTCTCTGAAAGATATGTTGCTGATAAACTAACATATAAATATGCTGATAGAGGTAGAAAAGTTATATCATCTACCACTACAAAGACATATGAATTAAACACATATTGGAATCACTGGACTGATAACCAAAGTAAAATGTGGGAAGAACTAATTGCATCACCATATGTATTCCTAGATTTAGATGAACACACTTATGTAGGTCAGTCAATAATCAATGTAGCATCTGTTACAATAAAAGATACTGCTTATGAAATAGTTAAACAAAAGAATAAATCACTTAGTAGAAAAACAATAACAATTCAACTATCGAACAATGACTATTCTAATATATAGTATATAAAAATAAAAAGATATAATGACAAGAATAGAATTATTAAACAATAATTTAGTAATAGGTTATTTAGATGTTGATACAACAGAGAAGTTCCCTATAAACTTTCAAGCAGGAGACATTAGAGACATTACAAAAAAGAGTGGTGCTTTCTCAAAATCTATTAAACTTATAGGTTCAGAGAATAATCACAATCTATTGAACCACTTATATGATGTGAATGTTGCTACTACAACAGGATTTGATATAAATAAACTAACATATTGTAATGTAATACAGAATGGTATGACCATTTTAGATGATGTTCTATTTCAATTAGTTTCAGTTGATATAGATAATGATGTAATTAAATATACTGCACTTATTAAAGACACAACTAGTGATTTCTTTGGTTTAATAAACAATAAATTCTTGGATGAGTTAAATGCTTTCTCACATCTTAATCACTACTCAACCGCAGAGAATATAGTTGATTCCTTTAATAACACTATTATTGAAGGATATAAATATGTTCTACCAATGGGTACAACAATAACTAATCCAGATAGTACTCTAAACTTAAATGATACTATTTATAACATAGAAGAGTTTACACCTGCTATCTATGCAAAGAAATACTTTGATGCCATATTTGCCAATGCAGGTTATTCATATACTTGGAATGGTTTAACTGCAAGTGATATTCAATTTGATAAATTGTTGATACCTTATAATGGTGATGAATTAAAATCAGAACAGATTGAAACAATTGAATATGATGCAAGTGTTGTTGGAACAACTACTACTATCATACCTTCTTTATGGAAAAATACAATAGGAGGTCATTGGGTATCTAGTGGTATAACTGGAACAACATATGATACAGTATTTTATAAGTCAATAAAACCAAGTGGTAAAAGTGTAATGGATTTCTCATCAGCAGTATATGATTACTCTAATCTATTTGATTTATATAGAGATATTTATGATGCACCAGATGTTTATTCTGCAACAAGTAAAATAGATTTCACATATGAATATGATTATGAGATTGTAGTAAATAACCAATCTTCTAACAATGTTCACTTAATTAGTTTTGCCAAAATGTCTGGATATGGTTATGATTCTAAATTGGTTTTGACTCCTTATGTTGAATTAGGTGAATATATTTCTCCTAATCCACCAGGACAAACATCTATACAACAACAATTGGGAACACAATTTATATTTCCTTTATTCACAGGAACTTCACACCCAATATATCCACCTGGTATTACAACTATAACAACAGGTACATTAGGAGGTAATCTTACTAAACTAGGTATAGTACCTAATTCAGAATATAGTGTCTTAAATGGTCTTAAAATAGGTCATGTGTATGGTTCAAATTATCAAGCATATAATGATGACCCATCAGGTAATAATGGATTCTTATTTGGTACTTTATGGAACTTAATATTTGGTGATGAAGTTCAAAATTGTAATTTTGAATTAAGAATAACAGGAGTTAGATTAGTCATTAAACCTAAATTAGAAGGGGCTCTAGGATATAATGTACCTATTCAAATGAATAAGTTTGTACCAAAAAAGATTAAACAATCTGATTTTATCAAATCTATTCTAACAATGTATAATCTTTTTGTTGAATATGACAAATCAAGTTCACATAATTTAATCATTACACAAAGAGATAAGTTCTATGATGAAGGTGTAATCAAAGACTGGACTACTAAACTTAACTTAGATGCTAATCAAGAGATTAAGTTCTTATCTGACATTACTAAAAAGAAGACTATTCTTACATATAAAGAAGATAGTGATGAACCTAATAAAGTTTATAAAGAAAAGTTCAATGAAGTTTATGGTCAAACAGAATTCACATATGACAATGAGTATGTTAAAGACATAGATAAGAAAGAAATTATATTCTCACCAACTCCATGTACTAATCTTATTACAAATGCAGTTGTACCCATGTTGATTGGTAAATCACCAAAGACTAATATTAGAATACTTTATGATGGTGGTGAGTATAGTTGTGATAAATATAATATCATAAACTATCAAACCAATTCATTAGATGTAACAACATTCCCATTCTTATCACACTTTGATAAACCATTCACACCAACCTTTGATATAAACTTTGGTGTTTGTGATGATTATTATGATAAGTCTTTATTGAATGTTACTAATAATAACCTATTCAATCTACACTGGAGAAGAACAATGAACCAGATAAATACTGGTAGATTGATGACTGCTTATTTTGATTTGAATGAGGAAGATATTAAGGAATTAAGACTTAATCATAAGATTAGAATAGACAACTCTTGGTGGAATATAAACAAGATAATGGATTATGATGCCAATAGTAATAATTTGACCAAGGTTGAACTAATTTCTGTTGATAGTGGATTATCTATACCTTACAAAGAAAGAACTCTTACAACCACTGTGAGTGGCACTGGTAAGTATGAAGTAGAAAGAGCTCTAATTCAAGAGAAGGTATATCAAAACAATAATATCAACACCAATTCAGATATAACAGTAAATGGTATAAACAATAATATAACAGAAACAGTTACTTATGGGGATTTTAATGGTAGTTACAACACAATAACTTCTGGTTCTTATGTTATAGGTGATTATAATTTAGTTCAATCTAATGCTATTGTATTTGGTAGTTACAATAATATTGAGAATGGTGTAAATAATGCTGTAGTATTTGGTGATAATAGACAAGTTAGTGTTAGTAATACATTATATACAGATAATATATTACTTTCAGAAGGTTCAACATTAAATGGATTACCAATAGAACAGATTCAAAGTGTGATAAATAATGTCAATTTATATTATACAGAGAGTGATGAAGACCCAGTTACACTACCAACCGCATTAGGACTAAGTTCAATTTCAATAGGTGATGGAACAGAAGCCAATTCAAACAATATGTTGGCTATTGGTAATCAAGCAGGATTAGGTGCAACAGCAACACATAATAGTTTACTTATTGGTTATAATGCTGGTATTGGATTAAGTGGTAGTGTATCATCTAATATGATTGGTAATCAAGCAGGTTCTGGTGCAACCAATTCAAACTATGGTAACTTTATTGGTTATAGAGCAGGATATAATTCTAATAATACACACTTCTCAACATTCATTGGAACTAATGCAGGTGATGCTGTAAATAACTCTAATGGTCTAATCGCAATTGGTAATTATACTGGTACATCTGGTAGTAATATAGGAAACTCTATTCTAATTGGTAATAATGTGACACTTGGTTCATTTGTAAGTAATGGATTAAATATAGGTAATGTTATTTATGCTAGAAATATTTATGATGGAACTACAGTAAGTGCCACTGCATCAGTATCTGGTAGAATAGGTATAGGAGTAGAATCACCTACTGCTAATTTGGATATAAAGGCATCAACAACCAGTTCAGCACTTATGAGATTGAGAGTTGGAGTTGCACCAACATCACCTAATGATGGTGATATTTGGTTAGAGTCTAATACTACTACTGGATTAAAAATGAGATTAGGTGGTGTAACAAGAACAATAACCATTACTTAAAAAACACATTAAAAAAATAATAATAAAAAATATAAATCAACATGGCAAAGAATATAGTAATTGATGTTAAAGTAAATGGACTTGGTGCAATTGAAAAACAATTGAAGGGAGTAACCAATGAAATAGACAACATAAAAAACAGTGATATTATTGATTCTAAAAAGTTAAAGGCAGCAGAGACAGCAGCTATAAGTTTCAAGAAAGAAATTGCTGATGCTAATACTGAACTTGCTAATGTTGGTGAAAAGGCAGCAGTAGGTGTAAAAGACCTTAAAACACAATTAAGAGAAGCAACCAAAGAATTAAATCTATTGGCTGCTTCTGAAGTTGTTGACCCAGTTGCTATGCAAAATGCTGTTGCTAAAGTAGGACAATTAAAAGATAGAATGTCTGATGTTAGAGAACAAGTTGGTGTAATGGCAGGTGGTTCTGACTTTGAAAAGATGGCAGGTGGATTTGGACTTATTGGAGACCAATTAAGTAATATGGATTTTGAAGGAGCAACACAAAATACCAGAAATCTTGCAACAACTATGAAGACAATGAATCCTGCTGCAATGGCAGGACAACTTAAAGAATTAGGTGGAGCTGTTCTAAAATTAGGTGCTCAATTTGTTAAGATGGGTATTCAATTACTTATGAACCCATTATTATGGATACCAGCAGCAATAGCAGCAGTTATAGCAATTATTGTTTTATTAAAAGATAAAGTTGATATATTAGGTAAAGCATTTGATATGATGATGGTTCCTATAAACTATTTAATACAAAAACTGAAAGACTTAGGTGATATGTTAGGTTTAACCACATTTGCATCTGATGAAGCAAGTGCAAAGATTGTTAGTAATAGTGAGAAGACAACAAAGGCAATTGAGAAGTCAGGTAATAGACAGACAGAAGCAATTGATGCTGAGATTTCTATGAGAAAGGCAGCTGGACAAGACACAGAAGATTTAGAAATAAAGAAACAGAATGCTATATTGGCAACTGCTAGGAGACAATTCATTGCAGCACAAACAGTTATTGATTCATTGAAGAGTCAAATGGAAATACATGGTAAACTAACAGAAAAACAAAAAGAAGATTTAGAAAAACAAAAAGAAAATCTAGATAACTATTCTAAACAAATGCGTGGTGCTAAACAAGAACTTGTAAATATATCAATTAGTTCTGATAAGAAAATAAATGATGAGGCTGATAAATCTAATGAAGATAGACTTGCTAAACAAAAAGAGGCTGATGCAAAAAGAATTAAGTTAAAAGAAGATATGGCAAGAGCAGAATTAGATGCTCTTAGAAGAACCAATGATTTAATTGATAGTTTAATTGTTGACCAACAAGAAAGAGAAACAGCTCAATTAAAAAGAAAAACAGAAAGAGAAATTGAAGAGGTTACTAAAAATGAATTATTAAAAGCAGATACTAAAGCAAAGTTGATAGAACAAATTGTAAATGATTCTAAATCAAAACAAAAAAAGATTGATGATGATGAATTAAAAAGACAGAAGGACCAATATGAAAAGGAAAAACTTGCTTGGGTAAAATTCAATGATGAATTATTGGCATTAAAGAATACCAATAAAGCTAATATGGATTCTATATTATTGACTGAAAATGAAAAAGAAGTTAAAGCAATCAATGATAAGTATGATGATATGTTAAATGCTTCAAGAGACTATTACAAGAAAGAAATAGAAGCTGCTAAAGGTAATGCTTTGATAATTGCTGGTCTTAAAGCATTACAAGCAGGTGATGAAGCAGCAATAGAAGTTAAAAGAAAAGAAGATAAAGAAAAACAAAATGTTGATAAGAAATTAAAAGAAATTGCTGATGTAGAAGAAACTTATAATAATGTTGTTCAAGTAACACAGGCAGGTATAGACCTATTAAACTCTTTAGATGCTAATAGAATAAATAAAATAAACGAAACTCACCAACAAGAGTTAAGTGAATTAGATTCTAAACAACAAGCAGAAATAGCAGCAAGTGGTGGTAGTGAAGAAGAGAAGGCTGCAATTGATGCAAAGTATGCTGAATTAAGATACCAGTCAGATTTGAAGGCAACCAAGAAATTAAATGAGATTAAGAAAAAACAATTTATTATTGATAAGGCGTTTAAGTTGGCAACTGCAGTTGGTGAAACAGGATTGGCAATTGCTAAGGCAAATGCTTTAGGATTTCCAGCATCTATACCAGCAATGATATTTGCTGCATCAACAGGTGCTTTACAGATTGCTGCCATTGCTGCTACTAAGTTTCAAGGAGATGCTGGACCAAGTGCACCATCAACAACAGGATTTACTGGTGGTGCAGGTGGTGGTTCAACACAACCAACAACACCAACTATGAAAGATTCATTAGAGAAGAAAAATGACTTAAACAATATTACATCAGAAAAAACACAAGAGTTACCACAATTTACTGTTAAGGCAATTATATCAGAGACAGAGGTAACAGACACACAGAATAAAGTTTCTAAAATGAGAACTAATGCAGAATTGTAAAAATAAAAATATAAAAATATAATAATAACATGAATATATCATATATAAGAGTATTGCAAAATATAGAATCATTTGCAAGTTCACACCTACAAGTTAGAAGATTTGCTAGTGATTTTTATGACCAATTAAATAATTATTCAACACTTTCAGAAGAATATCCTATTCTATTTGTTACACCACAAACATCTTTATTTGATGTAAATACAAATCAATTTACTGTTGATGTATATTGTTTTGATATTATTCAAAAGTCAAGAGAGAATATAAATACTATACTATCAGATACATCTTTAATATTAAATGATTTGAATAGATGGGTATTAGATGGTGAATTATATGGTATAGATTTAGTTTCAACTAGTCAAGCAACACCTATCAATGATGCTCTATTAGATTATGTTGCTGGTTGGAAAATGACAATGACTTTAGAAGTAGATACTTATGGTATATGTGAAATACCTTTTAGTGACGCACCTGTTATTATTACAGAAGTAAATAATATAGTTTATTCTAAATACTTAACTTGTGAGACGTTAGAAGATTGTGATACTTTTAACAATGCTATTGATGGATTACAATTACAGATTGATAATATAGAACTAACACCTGGACCTACAGGACCTACTGGTTCAACAGGACCAATTGGTGCAACAGGTACAAGTCTTTTAACTGCTGAAGTATTAGATACATATCTTGGTTCAAGATTGAGACCAACTGATTCTGTTTCTAATGGATTTAGTGTTGCTAAAAGTGTAAATGCTTGCATAGGATTAGATGTTAGAAATACTAGTACTGGAAATGGTGCTTTATCATCTATTAGTGTTGGTGCAGGTGGATTATATGATAAAGGAGCATCATTAAATTATGCAAATACTGGTTATTATATAGCATATTTAAGAAATAGTGGGTTTTTGTATTCTGACATAGCACTTAACGTAGTAGCACCAACTATTGCTCTTAGAGTTGGACCTGTTGCATCACCAGTTTCTATATTATCAGCAACAGCCTCAGGTCAAATAAAACTACCTACATTACCTACATTAGATAATACAACTACTACATTATTGGGTAGAAAATCTGATGGTAGTTTAGTTACATTAGATAAAACAACAAAAACATCACAACTTATCAATGATGGTGATGATGGGGTTTCACATTTTATTTCATTGAATGATTTACCATCTAATATAGTTCTATACCCAACAACCGCAACATCATCTATTAGTGGTTACTATAAATTGGTATCATCTATTACAGACCCTTCATATAATGCTACTGCATCAAATGTTACTACTGGAGAAATTACAACAACTAGTCAATTGATAAGTAGTTTAGTTACATCACCTAATTTATTAGTAGGTAATCCTGGTGTATTCAATATAACAACTATTGGTAACATTAGAAGAACAAGTGGTAGTGGGGAAGCAACATTCTATTTTCAAATATATAAAAGAACAAGTGCTGGAACAGAAACACTTATAGCAACATCTGATGCAACTATACCAGTAGTTGATGGTGGTACTTACAATGAATTTTCAGCAACTGCTTTATGGAATGATGGTATATTCTTACCAACTGATATGGTTGTTATGAAGTTTTATGGAAGCAGAATTAGTGGTGGTTCAAATCCTACTTATGAGTTTCAATTTGGTGGAACTACACCAGTAAGAACACTTGTACCAATTCCATTAAATGTTGTGCCAACTAATATAAAATTAGATGATATTATTGATGTTACTACACCAACTCCATCTAATAATGATTTATTAGTATATGAGACTTCAACTTCTCAATGGAAGAATAAACAAATAGATACTTTAAGTATCAACAACATAATAATAACAACTACTGCAAGCATAACAACAAATACTACTGATTCATCAAGTTATGGTCAGAATGGTAGAAACGTTATGATTTCAAATGGTGCTAATACTATAAATTTAAGTTGTGAGATTACATCATCAAGTAATTTTGTAGCAAGTTATACAAAGTTAGGAGCATCTACAATAACATTCATTGCAGGTTCTGGTGCCACATTAGTTCAAGTTGATGGTACAAATTTATTGAATGGGTCTGTTGGTTCAACTGCTTGTTTAACAAGAAATGGTAATACTTATTACCTACAAATATCAAATAGATAACTATGTTTAATCCTATATATTTTTACGAGGCTGGAAAAATTAAAACACAATTTGTGTCAACTTGGAAAACAGACAATATATCAACTGGTTCATCAACTGAAACACAGGTAAAATTACCATTACTACCAGGTGGTACGTATAATTTTGTTGTTGATTGGGGTGATGGTAGTACAGATTCAATTACAAGTAGTACATCTCCTGCTACAACACATACTTATTCTATTGCTGGTACATACACCATTAAGATAAAAGGTACTTGTACTGGTTGGTTTTTTAACAACACTGGTGATAGATTAAAGATTTTATCTGTTTCAAGTTGGGGTAAATTAAGACTTGGTAATGCAGCTGGCTATTTTTATGGATGTGCTAATTTAACACTTACTAATGTTAGTGATGTTTTAGATTTAACTGGTACTCTACTATGTACAAACATGTTTAGAGCTTGTACCTCATTGACTACTGTAAACAGGATGAATGAGTGGAATATGTCAAGTGTTACTAATATGACAAGTATGTTTTTCGGTGCAACTAATTTTAATCAAAATATAAACAATTGGAATACAAGTAATGTAACATCATTGGCATCTATTTTTCAAAATGCTATCACATTCAATCAACCGATTGGGAATTGGGATGTATCAAAGGTCACTACAACAGTAAACATGTTCTCAGGTGCTGCTGTTTTTAATCAAGATTTAAGTTTATGGAATACTACTACAGTAACAACTATGAATAGTATGTTTATCAATGCAACTGCTTTTAACAATGGCTTAGCACCTGGTGTTGTTGGTACGATGTTATGGAACACTTCAAATGTTACTGACATGACTAGTATGTTTAGTGGGTTAGTTGGATTTAATCAAAATGTAGGTTCTTGGGATGTTAGTAAAGTTATTGCCTTTACTGGAATGTTTGGATTTACTTACATGTTTAACAATGGTGGAAGTGATTCTATTAAAAACTGGGTAATTAAGACATCAGGTCCGGTTTCAATGAATAGTATGTTTAGTGGTGCTAGAGTATTTAACCAACCAATAGGTTCCTGGAATACTTCAACAGTTATTACCATGGGAAGTATGTTCCAGAATGCTTGGATATTTAATCAAGATATAAGTGGTTGGAATACAGGTGCAGTTACTATAATGTCAAGTATGTTTTATCTTGCTTATGCATTTAACCAACCAATAGGTTCATGGAATATGTCTTCTGTTACTACTACAAATGCCATGTTTTCTAGTGCCATTACATTTAATCAAGATATTAGTGGTTGGAATGTATCAAATGTCACTAATATGCTTAGTATGTTTTTAACTGCAACAGCATTTAATCAAAATCTAGGAAGTTGGAATGTAAATAAGGTGACAAATTTTAGTTCTATGTTTCAAGCTAGTGCATTTAATAATAATGGAAGCGATACTATCAAGAACTGGGTAATTAAGACATCAGGACCTGTTCTAATGTCTGGTATGTTTAGAGGTACATCTTTTAATCAGCCTATTGGTTCATGGAATACTTCAGCAGTAACTGCAATGGACCTTATGTTTTATGGATGTAGTTCTTTTAACCAAGACATATCTACAAAAACAGTTACCGTAGGTGGAAGTACATATACCGCTTGGAATACTTCAAATGTCACTAGTATGTTAAGAATGTTTAACATAGCAACTTTATTTAATCAACCAATAGGTAATTGGAATACTGCTAAAGTAACAACGATGTCCACTATGTTTAGTGGTGCTACTTCATTTGACCAAAATATAGGAGGTTGGAATATTAGTAATGTAACTGATTTTACTGCTTTTATGAATACCAAAATACCATCAACATTCTCAACAACCAACTTAGATGCTATTTACAATGGATGGAGTTCAAGACCAGTTCAACCAAGTATTGGGATAACTTTTGGAACAGCTAAATATACAGCAGCAAGTTCAGCTGGTAGAGCAATTTTAACAAGCAGTCCAAATTTATGGACAATTTTTGATGGGGGAATATAATATAAAAAATAAATGAAAAAATTATGATAACAGTAGAAACAAACACAGCAAAACCAATCTACAATGATAGGTTCAAACTAATAGGTAATCACGTCATTTACCTTACTATTCAAAATCTAGAAATGGATGCCAATAATGTAACCGCATCTGGTTATTACTATTACATAAATGAAGTTAGTACACTTGATGAAAATAATGAGACAATAATCACTGATGAAGTTGTTAAATTGAAAGATACAAAAACATTTATGACTTGGGAAACAATCATGTCAATAGAAACTATACTAAATCCAATTGATGTTTTGAGTTTGAAGGATGCAGTATTACAAAGGGTTCAAGAATTTACTATAATCCAACTTACTCAAGAATCTGGTGAGAATTTTGGAACTACAATAGAAGACTGGGAATAATGTTTTTTAGTAGAAATGGTTTTTTTAAGCAGTCAGTAGATATATTGGCTGCTAGACGCAAGGAAGTTGAATTATTACTTGCAGTAAAAGGAATACATCCTACAAAATACTTAATAGCATATGATTTCTTTTGTGTAAATATAGAAGATTTTGATGGTGCAACAATTGTAAAAGATTTGAATGATATACCTGAATTGGATTTGAATGCTATGTTACATGATTATAGATATTTAACTGATTTTGGTGTAATAAAAAAGTTCAAATGGGATTATGAGTATCTTCAAGGAATGAATGACTTAGGTAAAGGATATAGAGCAGGTAGATATATAGGATTATTGGTTAGTTCTATCTTCTTTATACCATATAAATTATTAAAATAGAATGACAATACAAGAATTAAATAATAGACTTGATAATAATTTAAGAAAATATATCATAGAAAGAGACCATGTAATAACAGGGTCTCTTCGTGATAGTGTTATGTTTGATTGTAAAATGAATGGTGATGGATTTGAAATAGAGTTCTCTTCTAATTTCTATATAATTTTTTTAGAAGAAGGAGAATTTACAAATGACTTTTTTGAATTGCCATCAACATTAAATATAATAACAGAGTTTACTACAGACTTAATAAACTCTTATTTTGATTAAAGTTTAAGTTCTTTTCTAAAAGACATTTGATTAAGAATTAAAATTAGAGGTAGTTTAGTTATACTATCATATTTAGTTATATCACCATTTGAAAATTGATGTAGAACTTGTTCCCAACCCCACTTATTGTTTATAGACTCTAATCTTTCTTGTTCTATATCATCTTCATCAGGTATATAATCTTCATCTTCATCTGTTATCACTGGTTCAAATAGATTTTGATAAATAGATAATGTGTTATCCTTCCAATCTAAATATACTTTTAATATCCAATAGAAATTATTTATAGATTCATTTAAAAATACATCTGCTCTCTCTTCTATATCATAAGAACCATATTCTTGTAAAACTATATTATTCCACTCATCTTTTTTATATAACCTAAATACAACAGCAGATATTTTATCAAGATTACTATACCAATCTATAAAGTAATATTCTAAATCAAGAAACTCACCAAAAGTTATTTTAGAAAAATCAATAGATTTATATTCTTTATAGTAATCTATTTTATTAGTTGATGGTTCTATACTCAACCATTTTAATTCATTGAAAGAACCTGTTATAGAATCAACATCAACATCTTCCCAATAATCATCATCTGGTAATCTATCAACTAATATAGATAATATATGTAATTGTCTATCATAATAATTCAAATTATTATCAAGTTGCTTTAACTCATTAAATTGCTCTATAGTTATCTCACTCCAACTTTTAGGTAAATTAAACTCCTCCATTTAATATATTTATCTCTTTATTTAGTTTATCACTTAGATAAGCAAGTATAGGTAGAACAACATCTGATGTTACTAATTTAGAAATCAACTCACTCTTATATTTAATATGAGCCATATCATATTGTAAATCCTTTTGTATATCATCTCTTTTATATATAACAGCAAGTATATTAGATAAATAAACATCTTTATTCTCTTTAATTAAACCTTCAATTATTCTCATTTCTCTAACAGTCAATTTTAATTGACCATCAACAAGTCTTATTTTATATTCATTATCTTGTAATGTTAAAACCTCAACATATTTATATTTTGAATAATCATTTTGAATACTATTAAACTCATTTATTATATTCATAAAATCAAATGTGTCAAAATTATCAATAACATCAATTGGTAATCCAAGTGAGTTTAATATATTGGTCCATCTAGTAAGACTTGTTGATGATTCATCATTTATTAGTAAAGTTATTCTTTCAAACTCACCAACACTAAACTCTGTTACTTCATTTTTTATATGGTATTCTATACCATCAAATTGAACGTTTATCATATTATTTAATTATTTTTTTATATTATATCTATATATAAATATTATATACTCCTGTTTATTTTTTTTTATAAATTATAATAATGTTATGAAAGATTTATTAAAATACAAGATAACTATAGATGAAGAGTATTCAGAGGGTGAAGACTTAGGTATTTCTATGATTGCTAATACAAAGACACCTGCTATTAAAACTAAAGGGTTTGCTTTCAATTCAAATGAAATAAAAGAGTTCTCTCTAAAATCTGATAATAAACAATACTTTTCAGATGAAGTTAAGTATAGAATTGCTGGACCAATAATGATACCTGGTGATATATATAGATATGATGAAGAAGATGATACAGAATATGAAGTTGAATTCACAATTGATGTGGTGGAGAAATTACACTCTAAGTTCATGCAAACATTAAACACTAATAACAAGTTTAATCTAGAACATAGTAATGAGGTTGTCCCATCTTATATTTTAGAATGTATATTAGTTGATACAGATTCTAAAATTGAAATGATTAAATCATCTTATAATATAGATGTTATATTAGGAACAAGTTTTTTAGTTCAACAATTCACTGATAAAGATTACTATAACAAAATTGTTGAAGAAGGAAGAACAGGATTTTCTATTGAAGGATTTCTTGGAATGAAATTATCATCTCAAGAGTTTATTAAAAAACCACCTTATCATGAAAATTGTAAATGTACAATGTCTGATGGTGAAGTTGTAACAGAAGAAGGAGTATGTGAATATTGTCAGACTCAATCTGAATATAAAAAAAATAAAAAAGAAAGTATGAATGAATTAGTATTGCCTGATGGTGAACACCAAATTGGTGAAAAAGTATACGTTATCAAAGATGGTAAAGTATTAGAGGTTAAAGATGTTGTTGAACAAGAACTTGCTTGTGCTCCTGGTGAAGAAGAAGTTAAGAAAGAAGAACTTTCAATTGAAGAAGAAACTCCAAAAGAAGAAGAAGTTGAAACTCCAGAAGAAGAAGTTAAAGAAGAAGAACTTGCTGTTGAGGCAGTACCATCATATTCTAAAGAAGAAGTTGATGCAAAGTTTGAAGAGTTATATAAAATCATTGCAGACTTAAAAAGTGTAGATACTAAAGAGGTTGCTGAACCAGTTAAAACTGAAATGTCAGTGAATCAAAGATTTGCTGATTTTGTAAGATTTTCAAAACAACAATAACAATTTATATTTTTAATTAAATTATAATAATAAAAACAAAAAAATAAAACAATAAAATGAGAGAATTAAAATTCAACTTAAATATCGGTGATGGAACTACTGGTATATTATTAAACACTAATCCAAGTGAGTTCTATGCAAAATCTTATATTACAGAAGATGTTGTAAATAACTTCAGAACTTTACCTGGTATTAAATCAAAAACTAAAATTGCCACTACTTCTTTTACTAATATTTTGAAAGAAAGTTCTTGTGATTTCTCTGCTCTTAATCAAACTGTTTCTTCTTTTGAAATTGAAGTACAACCACTTTCTGCTTTGGCTGAAATCTGTAGATTTGATATTGAAGCATCTTACTTATCTTTATCTATGGCTCAAGGTTCAGGTGCATCTTATGAAGTACAACCTTTCATGAACTTCTACTGGGAACAAATGGCTAATGAGATTCAAGAAGAAATTGAAGTAATCAGATGGCAAGGTAGACTTGGTTCAACTGCTTCAGGATATACTGGAGACTTCACATTCAAAGCACAAGCTGATGGATATGAAAAATTGTTATCAAGTGATGGTACTGTATTAAAAGTTACAGGAACTGTTTCAACTGTTGATAATGTACTTGCTGAATTACAAAAAGTTTATTTGAAATTGGCTACTGATGCACCAGATGTTGTTGCTAAAACTGCTGATTTGAGATTTCATGTTTCTTCAAATGTTGCTGCTAATTACAGATTGGCTGTTGCAAAAGCAAACACTTTATCTTATGTAACTAAAAATTTAGACTTTAACTTTTTAGATATTAAACTTGTAGTTGCTCAAGGAGCTTCTGCTAATAAAATGGTATTGGCTTTGAAAGATGACCTTATCTATGCTTTTGATGGTGAAGGTGATAAAACTGCATTAAAAGCAGTAAACTTGGAAGAGTCTGTTGCTGAACCAAAGTTGAGAACAAGAGTAAACTTAAAAGTAGGTTTTTCTTATACAAACCCAACTCAAATTGTATATTACAGTATCTAAAAATAAATAAAAAGAGGGTGTAAAATCCCTCTTTTATAAAAAAATAAAAACATAACATATGGCTTGTACAGCACTTAGCGCAGTAACAAAAGGATGTTCTAATAACCAAGGTGGGATTTTCTCATTGTGGATAAATGATACTGATAATGTTTCTAATAAAACAGTTGATTTAGCTTCTCACACAATAACTGGTTTGACTGCATCTCCTAAATTTACACAATTTGAATTCAATAGAAATGTTGGTTCAGTTGTAACAGAACCTAAAATTGATTTAGTTGCAGGTTCAACTTATTACGAAAGTAAAATAACTCTTGTATTCAATAGAAGAGAAGGTTCTAAATCAAGAGCTTTGAATATCCTTGCAGAAGGACAAAGATTCTTAGATATAATCTATAAAGATGCTAATGATTTATATTGGTATATTGACCACGCTCAATTAGATGGTGGTGCAGAAGAAACTGGTACTGCAAGAGCAGATGGTTCTAAATACAATGTAACTTTCACAGCTCAAATGGCTCAAAGAGAATATGGTGTAACTGCATCTCTTATTACTTCTTTGACATAAAGAACTCTATAAATAGAATAAAAAGATGGTCTTATTTAAGACCATCTTTTTTATTTTATATAAATAAAATATAATAATAGAAATAATAATAGAATATGATTTACATTGATAAAGATTCAACTAATACAATAGTTCTTACATTGGATGAGAGTTCCAAACTTATAAATCCTCACTACTTATTCTCTTTTGAAAATGAATATAATTTAGAATCTAGTTTAATTTGGTGGACAACTAGTGATGTTTCAAGTTATGTAAATAGATATAATCAATTTAATCTAATTGAAAGTGCAACTGGTAGTACAACAGGTGGTATAAATACACCACTTAAACTAACATCAGGTCAATATATCTATACTGTATATGAATCTTTAACACAAACATTGGATGTCAATGATACAACAGGAGTTATATTAGAAAAAGGTAGAATGATTGTCTCTAATATACTAATGGATGATGATATAAGTAATGATTCTATATACTGTTAAAACAAAAAATAATTAAATATAAAATGGGTTTCTTTAATTTTAATAAAAAACAAACACAACCAGAAGAGATGAAAACTGATAATGGTCAATACCATTCATTCTCAACACCTTTTGGAACTATTGGTAAAGGTAATTTATCAACTCCTTATGTTAGAAGTTATGGTTCAGAGAGTTATTGTAGATTTGGTAATGATAATCTTTATCCTCAACTAATAAATCAACTATATCATATATCACCTTTGAATGGTGCTATTATATGTTATAAAACAAATGCTGTAATTGGTGGTGGTTTTGAACTTATAAGTGATTATTCTAAAACACCAATTGAAAAAGTAGATGAATATACTTTCTTAAAGAAGAATAAGTTTAATAAACTTATTAGACAATGTACAAAAGACTTAATATTACATGGTAGAGTTTGTATTATAGTAACTCCTAATAAAAATGGTGTTGCATTAGAAAGAGTAGGACCAGAGAAAGTTAGAAATAATAAAAATAAAACTTTATTCACTATATCTGATGATTGGAGTATTGCCTCTAATATGTATGAACTACCTGAATATTCTAAAAATGTAGAAGGTCCATCTTTATATCAATATGAAATGGATGATGATGCAGGTCAAGATATATATCCTATACCAGTTTATTGTTCTGCTCTTAACTGGGCATTTGTAGATGGTGAATCTTCTTACTTACATAAATCAAATATATTAAATAGTATATTCCCTTCTTTTATGATTAAGATTGCTAAGAAGTTTGGTAACTCTGCTGATTTAGAAGCATTTCAAAAAACAATAGAACAAGCAAAAGGAGCATCCGAAACAGGTAGAATTATGGCATTTGTTTCTAATGATAAAGAATCATTACCAGATATAGTTCCTATTCCAATCAATAATAATGATAAACTATTTGAAAGTACAGATACAAGAACTGACTTACAATTAAGTAGAGCTCACTCAATAGACCCTTTATTAGTAGGTATTAGAACAACTGGTGCATTAGGTTCAGGAACTGATATAGAAATAGCATATACTATCTTTGAAAAAAATGTTGTAATGCCTTTAAGAGAACTAGTAACAGAATTCTCAAATGAATTATTATCTATTGGTGGTATAAAATCTACTATAGAAATCAATAACTTCCAAATTATTGAAAATAAAATTATACAAAAATAATGATATACTTTGTAACTGAAGCGTTTATTAAGAAAAATGGTATTATATCAGTGAATGCTGATGTGAATGATTATACACCACTAATCCAAAATGCAGCAAAAGCATTTATTAAAAGACAAATTGGTAGTTTATTTTTTGAAGATTTACTAACAAAATATAATAATCAAACATTATCTAATGATGAAGTATTATTAGTTGAGAGAATGCAGTGGTCTATTGCTTGGAGAGCTTGTGCTAATGCTGTAATATCTTTATCTTTTCAATTAAAGAATAAAGGATTACAAGTTCAAAAGTCAGATAATTCAGAAGCAGTAGGATTAAAAGAAGTTAGTTTTATGTATGACCATTATATTCAGAATGCAACATATTTTGAATATGAATTAAAAGAATATCTTATAGCAAATAAAGATAAGTATTCTGTATATCTATCAAATGAAAATAGTGATAGTTCAATTAAAAATGCTTGTGGTGGTGAAGATGATAACTATTCAGAAGGTTCAGGTATTTTCATAATTTAAGTAATAATATAAAAAAAATAATAATATAGTAAGATGGAACAGTTTTTTTATTGGGGTGGGGGAATTATAGTAACAATAATATCTTACTTTTTAAGAACACTTATTGAAGAATTTAAGGAAAATAAAAGAGAAATGAATATAGAAATAGAAAAGTTAAAAGTATCATGTGCTGATAATAAAAATAATTTAGGTGTTTTGAAAAATGACCATGAAAATAAATATCAACACCTTAACTCTAAATTAGATGAATTATATTCTATGTTAAAAGATTTAATAGTAGAAGTTAAGGATATAAATAGGAGAATAAAATAAACAATATATATGGAAATAATTAAAAGATTAAAAGAACCAACACCATTATTCTGGAAGAGAGTTCAAATGATTGGTATTATAATTGGTTCAATAGGGACTGCTCTATTAGGTGCACCAGTAACATTACCAACACTTGTGATTACTATATCAGGATATTTAACAACAATTGGTATAGTTATATCAACACTATGTCAATTTACTTCAACAGAAAGATAAAAAAATAATTTATTATTATGAAAGGAACTATTATTATGAAAGAATTTTCATTAAAAGAATTAGATATGATGGATGTATTATGTATATATGAACCATTTGAATTGGAACTAATATTACTAACTGAACCAAATACAAGTGATACAGATATAATGTTAGAAAATATGTTAGAGTTTTTTATTGAACAAGAAGAATATGACTATTGTGTAGTTGTAAGAGATGAAATCAAAAGAAGAAAATAGTTAAATAAAAAGACCTCAATTAAGAGGTCTTTTTTCTTTATATAAGTATTTATATGTAAAAGTATTTTCAATGTCTTGGTGAGCTTTATTTGAGACCAGAGGTGTATTATTTCTTAGATATTTAATCTCTGAGTTGTAATATCTTTTTGTTATAACTCCTTTCTTTAATTGTTGTTGTAATATAGTTCTGTATTTTAATTCTAATTCTCTTTTCATAATATATTTTTTTAGTGTTTTAATAAATTATTAATTATTTTATCTCTATTTGATATCTGTTTAAGTTTCAAATATTTAATCTCTAGTTCTAAGTTAAGTTCTATTGCAGTTTTTAATGTTTCATCAAATCCATGTTTTTCTATACCTTTATCAATTATTGATTTCATCATCAACATTTTATTTTTCATAATATCTTTGTTTATCATTATTTATAGTGTAAAGATAATGAATAGTTATCTAATAACCAAAAAAAAGAGACTTATAAGTCTCTTAATATTTTATTTAATTTTTCTTCTCTTAAAAGCATTATTCTCCAATTCTCATATGAGATTACCTTTATATCTTTATCATTCATTACAATGCTCCATTTTGATTCACAAGACCATTTTATATCACCAAATTCTTTTCTTAAATAGTTCATATACTCATTATATAAATCTAGTTCTTCATCTGTAAAACTCATATTAGTCTAAAGGATTCTCATATTTTTTCATTTCACCATGATACACATATTTGTTTGTCGTAGTAAATTGTGTTTTATTAAACTCACTTGGAATTACATAATCATTAAATGTAACTATCTTACCTCCTGCTTCAACAAACTTATCATTGAAATCTTCTCTTGAAATCTTATACATGAATGTATTACTACCAATGTCTCCTCCACTAATGATATGTTCTGGAAACTCATTCAATAATTCTATCAACTTATTAGGTTGAATTATATATAAATTATCAGTAGTAAATAGAGGTAGAAAGTAAATAAAGTATTTAGCTTTCGTTGCAAAGACACCAGACTTCTTTTTATTAGAAGATTTTTCAAATACAAGATTGCCTGTATTAGTATCATATCCATCACATTTTACTTCAACATCAAAATGTGATACATAGTTTATTCTATCAGTGTTTAAGTATGTTCCAAATCTCAAATCATAAGATTTCATTACTGTTTTACTTTTAGTAAAGTCACCAGATGAATACCAGTAAGATACAAACTTATCTTTTGTTTTGAATGTATCTTGTATGTATTTAATCATTACACCTTCCCCAAAACTTCCCCACTTATTATCTTTATTGAACTCTTCTGTTCTGTTAAATGGTTTAGTAACTGTTTTTGTTTTCATAATATATTGTTTTTTTAATAGTCTCTTGTTAAAGAGATATAACATATATATTAAATAAAAAAAGTGAAAAACTCAATTTCTTGATTTATTTTCACTTTTTTTTTTAAACTTTTTTAATTTATTTTATAGTTCTAATAGTTCTTTAATAACTTCCTTTATATCATCTCTTTGTTGAATTGCCAAGTCTTCATCTAATAGGTTATCAAGATAATTAAGAGTTCCTTCTTTATCAATTGATATACTATCATTAAGATTGATAGTTCTTCTGTTATAAGTGATTAAAATGCCTTGTTTTGAATACTTGAATAAGTTTAATGATTTGTCTCTGAATTGTTGTTTTGATTTTCTAATTGTCATTTTTTAATTTAATATTTTTTCTATTTTATTATCTCTATTTATCTCTATGAAGTTTGAATACTTTTCTAAAATAGAGATTATAATTTCAACAGTACCAAGTCCTGAATAATCTTCAATGATTATTGTTGAGTACATACTTTCTACACTTGTATACCAATCTGCATCTTCATTTAATATCTCAATTAGTAACCTACAACCTCCTTTATAGAAGTTTAATAGTAGACCAGAATTATCAAATGTATCATATATTTTATCATCACTATCTGAATAATTATCATAACAAAAACCATATTCATTAAATAATTCTATTATATTTTTATTTTTTGTACAATCTTTTGAAAAGTTAAACCTTTTATGTTTTTGTTCATTTATAGGATTAAACTTCTTCTGTCCTAATTTTTCTCTTACTATTTTCTCTATATTTTTCATATTTTATAATCTTTCTTTTTTTATTTTTGGTGTTATATTATATTTTTCTAAAAATGTGTCTAACATTATCTTCATAGTTTCTTCAATGTTTTTTTCAGATACTACAATACTATCATGTATTGTATAATATTTTATATTTAATGATTCCAATTTTTGTGTCATATCATCTATTATTACACTGCTTTCTAATTTTTGTAATTCATTTGATAATAATTTATAATCTATCATTTTCCTATTATAAATAAAGTCATATGCATTTGGAAAAATTAGTCTAAACACATCCTTTTCATTTTTATATATTTCATTTTTAGAAAATAATACTTTCATAATTATTAACTTTGCATCATTTCTTGATATATCTGTTTGGTATAATGAATTGAATGAATTTGCATAGTATTCATAAATAGTTCCATTTGTTGCTTCTCTGTTATAATTCTCATCTATTATACCATTCTCAATCAAGACAGCTGCAAATAAAAATGGTTGGCTGTTAGCACAATCTAAATTGTATAATACTTCATCATTTATAATAAATTGTCTAAGTTCTGTTGGTAGGTTAGTAAGATTACTATCTATTCTTCTATTAGTTCTATTTTGTCTAAAATATAAATCACCATTTTGTATTTTTAGAATAGATGAAAAATAATATTTATATCTATTTGTTACAATTTTATAATCTTCATTTTGAATATCTCTTAGGTATAAACTATTTGTATATTCATTAGCTCTTGTATAATCAATTTTAATTTTCATAAAATTATTTCTTGCCATATGATATTGTGTAGGTAATAGAGAATAATCTCTATTTCTTTTATTTATAATGTTTTTTATTAATGTGTTTTTTTGTAGGAAATAAACAGTAGGTAGTGATAAGTAATTTTCGTTTATTCTGTAACCAAATGCCTTTTCATTTGTAATATATTTATAGTCACAATCTATTACTTTTTTGTCTAATAGAAAGTTCTTTGCTTTTAATATATAATCACAATCTTTAATTAATTCTTCAAATGTTTTATTTGATATATTAACAAATCTTGTTTTAGGTAAGTTTTTAAAATTGTGTGCTATTATTGTGTAGTCTTCAATAAGTGAACATATTATTATTAAATGTTCTTTGTTCTTGTAATTAGATGATTCTATAAAGTTTAATACTTTTTCATCTAAAATTCTTCCAACAGAGTGAGTTGGTGTAGATTTTTTTCTAGGCATATTCGTCTTTTATTTTTATGTGTCTTTTTATTTACTTGGGAGACGAACCAGGGCTAATTACTTCCCTGGAACCCAAGATATATTTGTATGTCACAAATCATATAAGTATATATTATATTATTAAACTCCCTTTTGTTGTTTTTATAAATTATTTTTGATTTTTTTGTTATTTATATCCATTCTAAATAAGGATTATATAAGAACGCTTGTGAGACCAAAGGCTCACGCTACATTAGGAATTGTGGAGGTAGGTTAAATAATAAATATAATAATAATAATATAATATATCTAATTACCCAGGAAATGTACCTTAAAAATAATTTATGTTGTTTAACTGGTGTAGTGATATTTATTTTTTATTAAAAAGGTTCCCACATTGTGATTTATATGAATCAATTAAATCATCTCTTAATGATTTTAAGGTACATTTCCTGGGTAATTAGATATACTATATTATTATTATATATTATTTAACCTTACTACTTTAAATTAAGGTACATTTCCTGGGTAATTAGATATACTATATTATTATTATATTATATTTAACCTATACCCACCATAATCCTAACAAAGGTATCATTAGGTGTAATACTCTATCTTATTACTTATCTAACCTACCCACCACCTCATCTTAATTTTTGTTATGGCAACAAGCGAGCCACCAGGCATAGCGAAGTGTTAAGCCACGTAGATAACACTTAAACTTAATATGTAATTTCAATACCATTTCCATGTGAAAATAAATCAAAAATAAATTGAAAAAACAACTTTTACACTTTTATAACTTAATATATATAATAAACAAAGATATAACTATGAAAACTAAAGAAAACATTAAACAAGAAATTATTGAATTAAACTTCTCATTACTAAACACAATTGATGATAGTAAAAAAACAAGAGAGATTAGAGATAGAATAAGTGAATTATTAAAAAAATATAAAGAATAATGAGAAATAACGAAATGAAAAAATTATTACTATTAAGATTACCAAAACCTGATAATCAAGAATCTTTAAATAATATGGAAAAATGGTGTGAAGTGTTAGATGAAAAATGTCAATATAGTGATACAATACCAGTCTTTATTCCACATGGAATAGAAATTATAACTAAACTAAATGAATTAGAAATAAAAGAAATAGAAGATTTAGTAACACAACACCTAATAAAAATTGGAAAAATATAATGAGAAATAACGAAAACCATAAGTATTTGGTAAAACATAAAAATGGTTCATATCAAGTACAAATCTGGCATAATAGTAAACACAATTATATTGGTTTATATCCAACTTGTGAAGAAGCCATTATAGCAAGAGACATTTTTCTTAAAAAGAACTCTCATATGAATACAAGTTCAACATATGAGAGTAGATATGTTGATAATAGAGAAATGTTATATGAGATGATTGTGTCACAAGCACAAGGTATTCTATCACCTAAACTAATGATGATGTCATTAAAGATAGTTAAAGGAGTTTCAAAGAAATTTAGATATAAGGAACCAGAAGACAAATATGACTGTGAATGTTATGCCATTGAAATGATAATAAAGAATTGGTATATGTTTGATTTAGAAAGATATGATAATGTATTTGCTTGGATAACTCAGATAGTAAAAAATGGATTCGCAATGCAATTTAAGATATTACAAAAAAGTAGAATAAATACTATCTCTTATGATATAGTTGATAGTGAAGGACAAGGTATAAAAAATTATATATAGATTATGGAAAAGATTAGAAGATTAGATGATAACACACTTACTTGTAGAAATTGTAATGAGGATAGAGACAAAGTATATTTTGTAAATGTGACAATGAATAACAAAATATATTACAAGACAAAGAAGTGTAAAGTATGTTTAGGAGTTAAAATAAAGACTCCTAATACAATAACTCCTAAAATATATAAAGGACTATCAAAAGAATGTTTAGAGTTCTTAAATGCTCTTAAAATCACGAAGAGATATTATTGTGATTTAATTGATTCATATAAACTAACACATTATTTTATTCAAGTATTTGGAGATGTGAACTTAGATAAATATACTATTGAAGAACAATTAGTTATTATGTTAAATGAATTATTGAAAGAAAAAAGAAAGGAAGAAGAATATATTTAATATATACTATAATAAAAAAATAAAATTATGATACAAAGAATAATAGAAAGAGTTAGAGAAACTTTTATAAATAAAAAAGAAGAATTTGAAAAACGAATAATATCACATTGTTATAAATTATTTATAGATGAAATGGAAGAAAATAAAATTAAAATATTTATAGATGAAATGGAAGAAAATAAAATTGAGATAAATTATATAGATTGCAATGGTTGTAAAGGAACAGGAACTATTAGACATGCAATCTTAAATATTGTGGATGAAACTAAAGTAGTTAGATTTAGATATGATAATACAACCATTAGAAAAATAGGATTCAACACACTTGAAAAAGGAGATTGTTCTTTTAATATAGATAACAATACTAATACATCTTTTATGAAAGAATATAACTTTGAAGAAGTAAAAAAATTATTAAAGAAATAAAATGAAACAAATTAAATTGATGTTAGGTGATAATATAGAAAGCCTTAAAAAATTACCAGATAATAGTATAGATTCTATTGTAACTGACCCACCTTATGGATTATCATTTATGAATAAAAAATGGGATTATGAAGTTCCATCAGTAGAGTTCTGGCAAGAAGTATTAAGAGTGTTAAAACCTGGTGGTCATGTTCTATCATTTGGTGGTACAAGAACATATCACAGAATGGTAGTGAATATGGAAGATGCTGGTTTTGAGATTAGAGACCAGATTATGTGGATTTATGGTTCAGGGTTTCCTAAGTCATTAAACATAGGAAAATCATTTGATAAGAAAAGTGGTAATGAAAGAGAAGTTACAGGTAATAAAGGGTCTT